TTCATACTGCAAGTCTGAATGAAGAATTTCTGCCACTTGACTTCCTATGTCATTGATTTCAACCAAACAATATGCTTCGTTGTATTTTTTGCCTATAGAAGAGATTACAGTAGGAAGTAAAAGTGGAGAGACTATATTATTTCTGTATTTAGCTACTACTTTATATGGCATAACCGTGATATCGAATACCACTATTGCGCTATAGTCTTTTCCTTGCCCTCTAGAAGTATCTACGGTCATGAAATATACATGATCCCTATCGCTACCTACTGTTGTTTCTTTTATAGGTTCTTCGTAAATCCAAAATCCGTCTCGATTTCTTATCAAAGGTGGATTATAGACTAGATTGTTTAATTTATCTGAAGAAATTAACGTATTACTAGATCCGATAAAATCACAAATAAATTCTTGTTGGAATTGTCTCTCGCTTGTGTTCTGAATAGTTTTCTTCTTCCATTCTTCGCCCCGTAAAGGGCCTCCTGGATATTCGGGAACTTGACTCCAATGAACTTCGATTGGAGCATATTCATTTCTCTTCGAGATCGCTCCCTTCCAGAATTGATAAAACATATTCAACCCGTTTGGAGTTGATATGATAATGACTTGAGTGGTCTGACCAGAAGTTATTGTTGGATATACAGAACTAAAAAACTCTTCGGCGACTCCAGTAGGAACGTGGGCAAATTCATCGAGTAGCAAAATATTAAAACTTCCACCTCGGACTGCACTAGAACTTGTTGCAGCCGCTATAATTTTAGATCCATTCTCCAACTGAATAGAACCCTTATTCCATTCTACAATTCCTTGTTGTAACCACCACGGAAGATATTCATATGCAAGTTTAATTCTAGATAGAACTTCTCTTGCGGCAGTTTGCTTATTTGCTAATATAGCAATATTCATATTTTGATTGAATAGAGCTTTATGTAAAAGATAACCAGGACCTACTGTTGTTGTTTTTCCAGACTGTCTAGGAAGTTTACAAATAACATGTCTATGTGATATTAAGGTTTTTAATATCTCTTCCTGAAAGTCATAGAGATCAAAAGGAATAATTCCTTTATCCAAAGAAACAACTTTGATATAATTCTTAGCGAAATAAATCGGATCAGCAGCACATTTTAAATATTCTTCTACCTGCTTCTTGGTGAAGTCTACTTTTACACCTGCCGGTTTTAGATTAGCATTTCCAAGATATCCAGATCGTTTACGACTCGTCGTCATCAGATTCTCGCTTATCTATAATGGATGGTTTATTATGACTTCTTGATTTATTTAATAGATTCTGTAGATCAGTTGTGGATCCAACATAAATTGAATTATTTGTTGTGTTTACTGTTATCTTATCTTTTTCCGCCTCGTTTACCTTTGTATGTAATTCTATTAAATCTTTATTCATATCTGCTATAGTTTTGATTAACATAGAAACTACTTCATATGCTCTAGGAGAATCTCCAGCAGTAGCAACTTTCATGATACCTTCGACAGCATCGATTCCAGTAGAGATCATATCTGTTATATTTTTTCTAGCTGTGTCAAAATCATTATTTAAGATATTATCCCTTCTTTCTTTTCGAATATTAGTTATATCTTTTTTAGAAGGAACAACAATATCAACAGAAGGATCATAATCTACATTTAACGCTTTTGATAATTTTTCTTCAGACATAAAATCACCTCTTTACGGAACATAATGTACATCACCTATAATAGAATCTCCAGTGTATCCTATATCAAACTTGTAATCGGTAGCTTTATCTAAACCATCAAAGAAATTAATATCAGCAGTCTCTATGATATAATTTGGAGTTTCTTTAATCTTACCATATATGTATGTTTTTGCAGTAAACGTCAATGTGCTAGTGACACTTCTTCTAGTTTGGAAAGTTCCTTCATAATCTTCAGCAGTTTGTACAGAATTTAAAATAATAGGAACGTCTACCTTACTATTCAATGAATTAAAATTAAGTGTTACTGTAAAATCTGGAGTAAAGTTAGGTAATATTTGCTCTATGATTTGTAAATTATCGTCCATGGTTCTTGTAAAAACGAACAAAGTGAACGAAACATTATATGGAACTTCAGACCACATAGAAGATAGTTCAGTAGAACTTTCATAAAAGGTAGTTTTTAATTTATTCAATTTTCGAGTTGGATCATACACCAATCCAGACATTTGAAATCCAATTGCAGGCAATACTATTTCTATCTTAGTAGAATCCGATATACTACTAACTCCTGAATTTAATCTATTTACAAATTTTTCTTTTGGAGCATAAGATAAAGGAACTCTTATAGTTTCTATAATTTGATTTGTACTAGATAATCGTTGAACATAAATTTCATTAAATAATGTTCCAAACCCAATAACAAGTTTTCTTAACGATTGATTGTAATAATCATCACCTATTCCAAACATCAGTAATTTCCTTCCGAAAATGGATCAATTTCATCAAAATTTATTATACTACCTTTTTCGGCTCTATATTGTATATCATTATTATCATTAGTAGCAGAATCTAAATCTGGATTAGTAGGTATTATGATAGTTGTCGCAGATACTGCTGAGATGTAGTACTCAGCCGTCGATGTAACACCCCGCAGAGTCGCTGTAGCACCTGCCACGAAGGTTCCCTCCACATCAGTAAGATATGCAGAAGTTCCTTCAAATCGAAGCAGCGTTCCCTTTCCAGTTGCATCTACATAACTTGCAGCCGCACCTGTAAACCCAACTCGTTGATATACAGTTTCACCATTATAGAAGGCAAAGGTTGCTCCAGAAATTGGAATGCTAGATAGTGTCAACAAAGTAGCATATTTCTTTCTATCGGTCTGTACTTCATCTATTTCAGTTATTCCAGTATCGATAGTTTCATGTGAATATCGGAATACTTCACATGATAATTTATATGTTGTCAACGAACCAAATTGAAAGAATGGTTGCTTGTCTTCTACGAAATTAATTTCAAACAAATATCCAACCATAGGAAAATAAATTAAATCTCCTTCGCGGGGATATTTTATTTCTGGTTGTTTACTAGATACTTCTTGAAAAAATCTTGTTCTAGATAAAGTTAATGTTATTTTATCTGTTAACTGAATGCCAAACTTACTTGCAATATCTCTTTCTCCACCAAACTGTAATACTTCTTCTACATAAACTTCAACAGTATAACCACTTTCAAATTTACTTCCTTGCATATCTTCTCCGAATATTTTATTCAGATTTTGATTTTCTCTAGGAATATAAACTATATCTCTTCCAGTAGCTTTTATGGTTTCTATAGTAAGATCATTTAGTAGTTTTTGTTCTACTTGGCTATCTTTAAAAAAAGGATTTGTCGCCATATATTAACCCATCATGAAATCTACAGGTAATTCGTAACTACGCAAGAAGTCTACTTCTATATCTGCTATTTCTTGTGATGCTTCAGCATATATCTGTGCTCCCTTTAATGTTATACCGCCGGGAAGCTGAACACCATCATATTTTGCCATATTAGATCCCCATTGTTTCTTAATAAGTGCGGTGACATATTTCAACAAGAATCTATCATTCCATATTTCTGTATAAGTCGCCGGATTTAGTGCTGCGTATGCTTCTACTATAATATATGATCCTGGACTTATATCTGCTAATGTTCCATCAATAAATAATTTATTAGTGACTTTACTGAAACGAATGGATTTTTCTGGTTGAAAGAAATCTTGAATTAATTTAATATATTTCTTAGTTGAATCGTAACTAGCTAATCCCTGAGATGGAGATCCACCCAATCCTCTATTAATTCCAAAATAATCAGTTAATGCTAATTGATAACGAATATCAAACATACTGCTTGATGTAAAGTTACCGAACTGCATAATTCGTGTCACAGACAAGATATCAGATCCAGAAGGCCCGTCTCCAGTAATTCCAGAGATAGATCCAATGTCATCGGTGTTTATATATTGTCTATCTATATCGGTTTGGGTTACTTGATATTTAAAATAACCTCGTTCAACGCCATCAAAATGACGTTCGGAAAAGAATAACAACGCTTCGTCTACACGATCTTCGCATTGTCTATAGTCTACATTTATCTGAATTACTGGTTTACCCAGTTTCCGTAAAGCATATTCTATAATTTCTTCTCTTGAATTTACTGCCATTTAAATCTCCTTTGTATTTATAAGGAGATTTTATTGACATTTACGGATTTGGCGCAGTCTTTTTAGGATCTATAGGTGCACCATGCAATGTAACAGAAATTTTTTCTAATTCTCGATATGATATGTTTTCCACATAATATCTTCGTGTGATTGGAGATACCGCCTCATCTGGAGTAGATTCCTTATAATTGGTAAATCCAGGCATCTGTAGAGGGCAATTTAATTTCGGATAATCTAATTTACTGTAAGAATCCGAATCAGAAATCAACCATGTTCCCTTCTTATCTCCACAACCACATCCACCACAAAAATGTTTTCCCGACTCTGTACTTTTCTTTAATTGTTCGCATGGAGGCAAAACATCTCCATTACCAAAACAACTCAATACTCGTAGTTGCTTTGTTGCCTTACTGACTTTTTCATTTGTCAGCCCTCTAGAAGTTAATGCTGTAGCAAAACTCTTGACCATATTCATTTTTTTAGCTATGCCATTAGTAGCAATAGGAACTTCTTCTTTTCTAAATGGAACAGGATTTGGTGTTACGGGATTTTGGGATTCACTCATATTATTCTTTCTGCACGAATTGCACGCCATAATATACCTCCAATTTTAGTTATGTCAAGTTTATTCTTCTAAAGAATTTAACAGTATTTACCGAAGTTAATGTAGAAGTAGCTATGTTTCCAAAACTATATCTATCCACAGGTTGTAAATATTGAGAATATAGAGAAGTATCACCAATTGATGTAGAACTCAAATATGTTGGCATATTATTTAATAGATCATTTTTAAATATAGAAATATATTTCATATAATTATCAGTGGAAAAATCGTTTATTTGATAGGCAAGGAACATTAATTCCTGAATAGAAGGAAGATAATAATCAGGAAACCCTCTTCTATTTCTGCCTAATACTGAATTAGTTAGACTAGATCGTAGACCACCAAAAACACCATCACCATAGCAATTATAAAATCCATCATATTTTGATAATTTAGTATGAGGTAGTAATATAGAAGATTCTATAGTATTTAAGAATGATGATTTGAATGTGTATGGTTCTACAATCAATGCCCATTTTGTCGCAGTAATCCCACCACGTCCAATTGCATTAGATGTATTTACTTTAGGCATAGTGAAGTTTAATGATCCATATAAAGAAGATGCTGATTGTGTTAGTGGAACTCCTGGAGAATATATTCCGATGTAATATCCACCTTTATAAAAATCTCCAAATTCTAATCCTAAAGATTGGAATTCTGATGCATTCATAGTTTCAGGTTCTAATATTAAATTTGTTGATATATTAATTGGTTGTGGTCTATAAGTAGAATCACACATTTGACCATCAGATGTCTTCAAAGAAACCCAATAACCATTAGAAGATGCACAAGTAGATTCATCTGTAATATCACACGTATATTCCGTGGTAATACCTAATGTCCAACATGTTCCAAATGGAACATCAGAATAAAAAGATCTATTGGTAATAGCAAGAGGTGTACTGTCATTACAATCATGTACCTCACCATCTGTAGATAATTTTCTAGGAGGACATATTGCATTTCCTGTATATACTGCAGGATGTTGAGAATTTGAGATAACTTTTAATTTTTCACATTCTGCAGACGAACATACATTATTACATGTCATTCCTATAGCACCAAAGGTAGGATCGTATTGAATATAACAACATGATCTAGGAATTCGTACATCTACTTCACATAAAGGGATAACTGAAGTCAACAATCCACCACCACCGCCTCCACCAATGTATATACAACCTGCTGCGTCTGCACATGCTTGTAAACACGTAGCAAGACTTGGACTCGTCGAGCAGCATTCACATGTTATACTCGGACCAAAGGCACACGGAATTTCTACAGTTAGATCTCCATCGCATGTATCTATAATAATAATATCATCGCCACACCACTGTGGAGGAGATTGACATGGTATAGGAGACCAACTCCCTGGGGCTGGGCAGTTAACTTCAAGTTCGGGTCTACAATTCGCTCCAAATTGACAACATCCGCCTACAGGATCGGATATACAAGAAATAGCACAACTTCCTCCTATGGTGTGATCGCCGCCAGTAAGGTCACATGTTACTTTAGTAAGATTATCAGTACATGTTCCATCATCATAACAACACGAACCTGTAGAACAATTGTCAATACATCTATTTAAGCTACCATGTGTTCCAGTAGAAATTCTTTGGCAATTTCCATCTACGCAACCATAATTCCATGGAGTACAAGTTGAACATGGTGCTACCACGGAATATACAGACGGATCTATTATAGTACCACCCAAACCAAGACATCTCGTCGTAGCACTTTCTAGGGAAATGGATGTGAGAAATTCACAAGACGTAGTAGATTGGTTTTGATTATAACAACACTGAACGCAACAAGGTTCAGTAGGATTTGAAATTGCAAATCCTCCACCTGCAGAACAACTTGTTGCAGTTTTTTGAGATTTATTACATACCGTACAACAAGTAATAGCAGATTCACAATTTCCATTATTACATGATGTTCCACTTCCACTATTTGACCCACCACCATTCAAACAATCTTGTACTGTTGAATCTGTACATGTCCCATTACTAAAACAACAGCGTTGTGTTTGTGTAATACATGGATTCGGGGAACATGAGTCTGGAGTATTTTCCCAAGATCCACCTAATGTATCACATAGAAATTCTGTAGTTCTTGTACAAGTTCCATCTATACAACATCTTCCTTCTGGATTTGGATTAGTTCCACATGGTAGTGGCTCTGAACATAAACCAAATTTAGTCCAGGCTCCAAGCGTATTCTGACATTGTGTGCGAGTTTCTCCATCAGTACATTCAAAATTTCTACAACACTTTCCTACAAACGGAGCACAATTTATACAAGGGGGTGCCTCGCTCGCAGGGGTAAAGATATAATCTGGGTCGCCAAAAGCCTGACATCTTATTTCGGTTATACCAGTGGCGCATATTCTATCTTCTGTATTTGGATTTATATGACAACAACTTCCAATTGGTTGCGCACATAGATTAGGATTAGGAGTGCAAATAATAGAACCATCTGTTACTGCAGTCCAAGTTGATGGTAATAAACAATTAACCGCTGTTGTATCTGTACAAGATCCATTGGGATTACAACATCTTCCTCTAGTAGAATCACATTGTGATGTAGCAGCAGATGCTGTACGATATGCATTGCCCCATCGAATATCAGTTGAGTATATTGGAATTGCACTACCGTCTACACAAACATAACGAGGACAAGTCGCAGCCGCGATGCATGCATCATAGCTTGGAAAGGATGTATCTGGAGGAAAATAATCTCCAATACACTCTCCATTAACACAGCTCCATCCTTCTACTAGATTTTCACAAAAGTCACATTCGCTTGTATCTCCTGGCGTCCAAAGAGTACCACCACTTTCCATACAGTCCCATTGTCGCCTAACACTACAATTCTTTCTAGGATCACTACCACCATATCCACAACAAGCACCATAATTAGTAATTATACATGGAAAATTGGGATCTTGTTGTGCTAATTCCGTACATGATGCCACCCCACTAGATACGGGAATAAATCCAGCAATACTATCACAAGAACCAGTAATAATACTAGTACACGCAGATTCTAGTGATATCGTACAACTATTACCACCCACACACTTCTGCGTACTAGTCCGACAACAGAGGCCTTCTCTTTCACATATAGCTCGACATTCTGGTAATGTTGGATTACTTCCATTAGTTCCAGTAGGATCTGTAAAGATCGGATCACAATTTCCAGTCACATAACTGCATTTATATCTAGGACACGCAGCTTGACATTCTGCTTCACTTGCAAATTGATAGGTTGAATCATTAGCAGAGTAACACCTGCCTTCTACACATCTCCATCGTAATGGATCTAAACATTGCTGATCACATTCATCTTGAGTAGTATAGTAATCAATTCCTGAATTTGTATCGCACTCACTACTTACACACCTATCACATAATCCAGAACCAGTACCAGTACAATAATATTTATATTCTATCGGAATAATAGGATCTTCTGCTCTATAGCATCTGCTTCTTACACCATCTTCAGCAATTACATTAGCATCAAATATTGCAGGACAATCTCCAGCCGTCCATTTACCACCAACTTTATCGCATTGACATTTTGTTATATTACTTTTAAGTCCTATTCCGTCACCCCAGGCGGTAGGATTCTCAGGGCCCGATGTACAATTAACATTTATTGGCATATTTGCGTCTAAAAATGCTTCATAGTCTTCATGTTTACTTGCTTCTGAACATGAACAACAACAACCTAATTCTGCTACAGCATCACATGAAATCTCGTCTATATTACCAAACTGAAAATTTCCTTTCAAAGCATAACATTCTATTTGTGTTGATTGCACAGGAATGATTTCACCATCTTGAAGAAAACAACATACTCCAACAGATTTTATTTCTGTTGCATAATCTATTACTGATGGAATTCTACTTCTAAATTGTACTTCC